CCTCCGCGTATTCAGTACACTGATCCTAGTGAATATGTTGAAACTGCATGGAAAGAGGTACCGTCTTTTACCAGTTATGCTGGGAGTATGTCTAGCCTTAACCCATGGTCACCACCGGCTGTATCTGGCTGTGTTTCTACATCAGCTTTAGTGAGGGCGCCTGATATGGACATACCGTGGGCTGCAATGGACGAAACAAAGGAAACGTTATCCAAAATCATTGAAGCAATGGACGAAACAAAGGAAACGTTATCCAAAATCATTGAAGCAATAAATGAAAAAGGAAGAACAGGATTTACGATGCGTGAAAACGATCCGCCTACTTCCATTGCCTTGCTGTATAATGATGAAATGATTGCTCAGGCAGTTGGTGATATGTTTAACATTCCTTCGTTGGCTGGTGATGTAAATGTTTACGCGCGTCACATGCCAACCGAGGATATTGCTCGTGTAGCTGATGTTATCATTACGATTTGTGATACACGCGATGAAGAAAGAAAACGAAAAGCAAAGCTGGCAAGTAAACTTAAAATTTTGTCGGAAGGTTAATCATAGGCGTAAATGATGTAATACTTAAACGAATAAACGGATATTTGATGGGGTGCAACAGTCAACTGGGGTATCCTCTCTACATTTCTTAGAAGAAAAAATAGAAATCAACCAAATTGTTGTTGCTGTTGTTTTGTATGACACACTTTTCATTGACACGCAGATACCTGGTGCTTTTCAAATATCGGACAGATATGAAATAAAACTGCATGATGCAGAACAAATGAAAAGTATAGCAAAGCTGCTTGTTGAGAACTATCATCGGTTTCTCGAGATAGAAACAACACTGGAACAGTGGGAAGCTGCTAGAAAGAAGTTCATTTCTCGCCTTGACTGTGTGAAATAATAAATATAACAAACAAAGGAGATTAAACATATGTTATACAGAATTAGTTTTCATGCTGGCGACGATGGCTTAGTTGCCAATGATGTATTTCAGGCATTAAATTCTGAGTATGAAATGGTTCCAGCAGATAACGGTTGGTACCTTTTGACGAATTATGCTTATGTTAAAAATGAAGGCGCTTACCTTTACATCAAGTGCAAAGACGAACACTTTGTTAAGGGAATGACGGATTGGATCGTTCGTTCATACAAAGAATACGAACCTGAAGCAACCGAATGCGCTGAAACAAATGAAAAGGTTGAGTCAACATACAACCCAACATCAAGACGCGAAGCATTCCGTGCTATGAGGAAGGGTCACCTTGAACTGCATAAGCTTTCCGAGGCATTTGCTATTCTGAAGAAGGCTGGCGCAACTATTATTGCTGAGGATACTAAGATTGATGAAGCACATCCTGTGTATGATAAACAAGCACAGGAATCGCATAAAGAACTTTTTATTCAAAAAGACGCTCCAAAGTTGGACGCAGCACTTAAAATCATACAAAGATTGTATCCAGAAGCAACATATAGCCTTAGCAAGATGGAAATTGTAAAGAGTCCTCTCGGATCTTATAGAAGCTATCCATTGGAAAATGTAGATGGAAGATTGCTTGAAATTAGATGCGGTTTGTTTGAAAACCGCGGTAACCTTTATAACTATAAAGTTATTGAATGGAGTCAGCCAAGCAAGAAATCTTATACGGAAAAAGGATATGGCGATAACATGCTAAAGAAATGGGTTCGCGATAGTTTAAAATATAAAACTGGAGCATAAAACTATGGACACTGATAGCTAAGAAAATTTTTAAGCCGGTACGAAAAGTGCCGGTTTTTTGTTATATTTGAATAAAGTAAAAAGGAGTACTTAATGACGACAGATCAATTCGCGATGTGGAAATTTAAAGCAATAGAAGGTATTCTTGAAAACTTTCAAGCTGCGGATTTTAACACAACCCGTTTTATTAAAGGCTTTGAAACATACCTTATTACTTACGATGTAGCGCATTTAACTTGTAAGATTGAAAACATGAGTAAGCTGGACTTTGATCCGATCATTGTGCCTTTCAAGGAACTTGTAAATAAACTGAAGGAAATGGGCGTATATCGTGAACGCCATACAATGCGCCATTCAAATTCATACATTCCATTTACAGGTAGCTTGGAGAATTAAATGACTGAACTTACAGGTTTCATTTTAATCGCATCAATCATAGGTAACATTGCATTCGGATTTAAATCGCTTTCACAAGTAATTAAATGTATTCGTAGCCGTTCAGTTTATGGAATTAGCCCTCTTATGCTAATTCTTGATTTTATTGGTAACATCGGCTGCGGATATTCAATTTATATGACGACAGGTTTTACTTTATGGCCTCAGTTCGTAAATTACTTCTGCGCTACATTGTTCCTAATTATCTTATTTGTGCTTTTGGCTACATTTGGAAAGAAAAAAGAAACCTTATGTGATGAGATTGTTTTAAATGAAACTAGGCGAAAAGCGGAGCTTTATGATAAACTTTGTAAGCGCCAACCTACATTTGCTAAAGCAGCTACCGCGATGATTTTGGCTGAAGCAAAAATTCAAACAGCCACAGCTGAGACCAAATATACCGTGATTGATGGGCATGTTCGCCCTATTCCAAAAGATGATCATATACAACACAACGAGGACTAAATAAGTTGACAGATCCTGAGCAGATTAACTTAGATTTGCCTATTGACTATTCAGAACCGTATTGTAACTTTGATAAAGAAAAATTCTCGGCTGAAAAGCCAGCCGAGAAAGATCCTAAATTTGAACTTGCTAAAGCGTTAGCTCAAGCAGCGATTACTAAGTCAGTTACGATTACGAAATCTTTTTAATTCTGAAACTGAAGAGACAGTTCTTCTTATTATCTAAGTTATCATCTCCCCAATGCGAAGGACTTGACGCAAACCATTCAAGTGCCTTATCAGCAACGCCTGCCTTAAAACGGCTATAACCAGCTTGGCGAACGGCACCGCGGAAGAAGTCATCACATTCTTCACGAGTAAATGTTCCTTTGATTCCTTTAGACGAATATAAGCAGTCATGCAACACAGCACCCATGTCGTATGTCAAGTTATTGTTGTCCCACTTAGGAAGGAACCATTGGAAAGCACTAGGCACACTGGCCCCATCTGTGCGGAAATCACGCTTGCATAACAGATCAAGCTGGAAGGTGTCTTTGTTCTTCGTATAAGTTGCGGTAATCGTAGCGTCTTTAGTAAATGTCCAAATCTTTTTCTTTTCAGTTGTTTGAATATCAGTGAACTTCAATTCTTTCAATGATACTGCCATAATTTACCTCCTTTATTATTTACAAATTTTCTTGAAAAATTACCCACATAAATAATCCAGCTAACAAACATGGAGCTTTTATGAACATTTTAATTACCAAAATGATGACCGCACGTTTCACAACCAATACTGACCGTGAAAGGCTTTGCGGTGGGTTTGACGCAATTTCTTATATGTTTCAACGTATCGCCGAATCATACCCACAACATACTTTTTACTATATTGGAGCATCTGATTTAGCGGACAGTCAATTATCTACCCCAGAAAATTTAAAGGACCTCTACACGCCTATAAAGGCGTTTGCGAAAGAGCACGGATATGATCCAATCGCACAAGATTTGAAAAATACAGGCAAGCCTTTCTATCAAGCATGTTTGGACTACTGTAAGGAAAAGGGCCTAAAATTTGACCTCGCACTTTATCAGTATGAACAGACTTTGCCTATCGCCCATTACGCTGACGGATACATTTCTGAACGAACAAAAGGCGTTTTAAAGACATTGGTATCACAAAGACATTCAGCACATGCATTTGTTCTTGCAAGTGATATGAAAGTTCCTTTGTATTTGATTGTAGATGATCCCCGCCAGATTAACCATATTCCAGCCGATATTACCCCGCCAGTTAAGATCTTTGCACAATGCAAAGGCACTGACCATACAAGGTATTATGTTGATAAGATTCTTAAGGAAGAACACGCTGTACCGATGGAATATGCTGAAATTGAAAAATTCTACCTATTAAAGAAAGAACGAGTAAACTTTTCAAATCCTGACGAAATTCATCCTTCGCCGTTTGAAACTTATAAGAAAGATCTTGGTCTTGTCATGACTTTGAACGGTAACTTTGACAGGCTTGATTATGTAAGAAAGTGGCTTTTCCCGTATGACGCTGACCTAAAGATTTATGGTCGCTGGGATTCTGGTGAATTGGCTAAGAAGGTTGAAAGCCTCGGACTTACCGACAGATTCGTTGTTAAGGGCATGTCAGAGATGGAAGATGTGATGTGGCGCTCAAGATACACGCTTGTTGCTCCGCCTTCTGCTAAGACTGCAAATTTCGTTACACAGAAGGTTTACTCTATGTTGTATTACGGCATCATGCCTTTCTGGGCAAAGGGCACATACGACATTGATAACTTCTATACTGACATTCCTTCATTCTTTAAGGTTGAAACACCTGACGAATTGTGGAAAAAGATACGATTCTTGGACCGCCACCCGATCTTCTATCGAGTGATGTTGCGGAAGTGCTATGATGCATTGAAACCTGAATACTTTAAGAACGACTTTGTGCACCGTATCTTTGACTGCATCTTTGAAAAATAATTTCTTACCCTCATAAATATCACAAAACATTTATTATATTTTGAATATGAAAAAATTAACCTTTGTTTTAGATGTAGATGGCGTGCTTACCGATGGTACATTCTTGTATGATGCAAACGGTAAAGCATATAAAAAGTTTGGCCCTGAAGACGCTGATGCTTTAAAGATGTTAGCTCCGTACTGCAATATCGTTTTTGCATCCGCTGACACCCGCGGTTTTGAAATCACGAAAAAGCGTGTAAACGATATGGGTTTTGAGGTTCACAACATTAAGGCTCGTGACCGTAAGAAATGGATTAAAGATACCTTTGGTCTTGAGAATACAATTTACATGGGCGACGGTTTGGTTGATATTCCGTGCCTGAAATCAGTTAAGTATTCTTATGTGCCGTCTAACGGTTCTTATGCAGCAAAGCGAGCTTGTAATAAAGTTCTGAATGAAATGGGCGGTCACGGTGCTGTTGCTGAAGCCGTATATGATATTGCAGAAACATTTTTCAACAGGACATACATTGATTTACTAAAGGAGAATGGATATGACGTATAATGAATACAAGGACAAGGTACTGGCTGAGCTGAATTTGTCGCTTAGCTCTATTGATGAAAGAATGGTTGACCAACTGGCTGAAGAACTGGCTTATAAGCGCTCAGCTGTCATTGTTGGACATGCCGCTGGAAGAATGGGTTACGGTCTTCGTGCTTTCATTATGAGGCTCATGCATTTGGGTTATCATGCTTATTGGTACGGCGATACAACTATTCCGCACCTTTCGCCGAATGATATGTTCATTTTCGCATCTGGCTCCGGAAAGACAAGGACTGTTGTAAATCTGGCTGAAATCGCAAAGGAAAAGAGCGGTTGCCGTGTTGTTTCCGTAACGGGCGATGTTGAGTCACCGCTTGCTAAGCTTTCTGATTTGGTCATTAAGTTCACTGGCTGTAATAATGGATTGAACTCTGAAAATGATCCTAGCAAGATTAACAGCATTCAGCCGATGACAACCTTGAATGAACAGGCAATGTTTATTTTCTTTGATTTGCTTGCTTTGAAGATTATGGAAAAGCTTCACGAAGACAATAACACCCTTAGTTATCGCCATAACAATATAGAATGATTATAAAGGAAAACATATGAATATCAGTTCTTCAGTAATATGTATGAATTTGGCTAATGTATGTAAAGACATAGAACGCATATTAAAGGCAGCAGATGGTGACCCAAGATTTAACTGGATGCACCTGGACGTGATGGATGGTCACTTTGTTCCGCGCCTTGGCATTTCGCCTGAACTTATTCGTGACATCAAGCAGGAATTTCCGAATGTACAGATTGACAGTCACTTGATGATTGACGATCCGTACACTTATGTTGATGTTATCGCTCCGTATTCTGATTGGGTCGTTTATCATTATGAAGCAGTCACTGACCCAGTTCGCACACTTCAAAAGATCCGTAAGACATGGCCGAATGTTAAGGTTGGTCTTGCGATGAATTTGGCTACACCGTTTGATCCGAGCATCATTCAGCTCTTTGACGGCGTTATGTTCATGGGAATCTCTCCAGGCGTTCTTGGAACCAATTCATATCCGCAAATCGTTGAACAGAAAATTGGCGGTGTTCCAACCCATAAACATTACTTTGTTGATGGTTCAGTGAATTTCACAACACTTAAGACATACGGCGACATCAACCCTAACGGAACACTTGTTTGTGGTTCATCTACGATGTTTAAGATTGATGATCTTACTAAGGGCATGAACCGTGATGATCTTGTCAAGTTCAATGTGAACCGCATTAAGGAGAAAATTGTATGAAAAGAACCGTTGTAATTCCAGCTGCCGGCTTGGGTAGCCGTCTTAATGAATTCACGAAGAATTACAATAAGGCAATGTGTACATTAGGTCCTAAGCCTGTCATTTCTTACATCATTGAGAAATTTGATGTAACCGATGAAATCATTGTGCTTCTTGGCTATAAGGGTGACTTGCTTAAACAGGTCTTGAAAATCTGCTATCCTGACAGAAATATCAAGTTCGTAAATGTTGATGTTTATGAAGGTCCAGGTTCTGGCTTGGGTTACTCTTTGTCTTGTGCTAAGGACCTTTTGCAGAAACCATTCTTGTTCTGGTCTAATGATAGCCTTATTCAAGACGACATTAACTGTTTTGATTATGAACATAACTTTATGGTTTTGTCCAAATTTGATAGAGAAAACGCTGATTCTTATCGTCATGCAAGAATCGGTAAGCACGAAGTTCAGGCAATTCTTGCTAAAGGTGATTATGATGTAAACGGCATTAAGACTAAGCCTTACATTGGCATTTCTTACATCAAGGATTACAAACAGTTCTGGAAGGCACAGGAAGACAACTTTGAAATTTTCGTAAATGCAGGCGAAAGTGCTGGCTTGAATAATTTGAACGACATTCGTTATTACATCACAGACACTTGGCTTGACACAGGCAATAAAGAAAAGCTTATTGCTGCAAAGGAAGAATACTCTAAGAAGATGGAAGCAACGATTCTTGAAAAGCCAGACGAAGCAATTTGGTTTTTAGATGACAGAGTCGTGAAATTCCACATTGATCCGAAGTTTATTGAAGGTCGTGTAAAGCGTTTCACAACATTTGTAAATCAGGCTATGGAAGATAGAGGAATCACAATTCCTGAACTTTTGAGCCATGATAAGAATGTTTACGCTTATCGTCTTGCTGATGGCAAGGTAATGTCAAAGGAAGTAAATCCGACCAGTTTCTTGAATTTTATCGTTTCATTCTTTGAAAGCGTTGATGAACGAGAAGTTCCGTATGAAAAGAAACTTGAAATCTATAATGACTTTTATAAGAACAAAACTTTGCAGCGCATTGAGAAATACTGTAAGGAACACGAAGATCTTGACAGCCGATGCGTCATCAATGGATTGGATTGTTACTCGGCAAAAACGATCATTGAAGATATGATTGATTGGGACGCCATTGCGAATAAAGCTATCATCACAGATAACTATCACGGCGACTTCCATCTTGAAAATATCTTGGTGAATGAAGTTGACGGCAAAGAACAGTTTGTGATGCTTGACTGGAGACAGAACTTCGGTAAGACATTTGAAGGCGATATTTACTATGATATTGCTAAAATGTGGCATTCATTGATTGTGAACCACGGAATGGTCAAGGATAATCTTTTCCACTGCGAAGTTAAGGCAAATGGCGAGATTGAACTTGACATTCACCGTACATTCATTGATACTGAATGCGAAGATATGTTAAAGCATTGGCTGAATATATCATCATATGATGCGGTTCATGCACAATTCTTGACTGCGCTGATCTTCTTGAACATCGCTGCATGTCATACATATCCGTACTGCAAATTCTTATTCTACTTGGGTAAGTACTTGATGAATAAGTTTATCGTTGCTTATCCGCAATACTTGAAACCTGATGTTTTAAAACTTCAAGAAAATTAAAATAACAAACAGCGGCTGAAATATGCCGCTTTTCTTTACTGGAGAAAAATTATGTCGCTTAGTCATAAACCATGTGCACTAGAAGAATACATTGTTTCAAAGTTCATCGAGATAGGATTGATTACCCAGGAACAGATTGAAGAAGCAAGATCTGCGAGAAATGACCGCTACTATTCATACGGACAAATGAATGAAGTTTTCAGTCGTGGTTATTATGTTGGCTGGGACGATGCATTTGCATTCCGTATGGGTATCCTTGGTCTTACAAAAGCATTCACCGAGCCGGACTTGCCTATTATTCAAATTCCAGATTATGGGCAGCATTTCATTGATGCACTCGATCTTGCCAATGTCAATGTGAATTTTATGAAAGATGGCAACTGCACAGCATCATCAACATATTTGAAGATTCCTATTGCGGTTTGCCGTAATTGGTTTAGACTTCGTACTAAGGAAGATGTTGATAAGTGGTTTGAAACTTTGAAAGCAGAACTGCCTTATTATCGTGCACAATGCAAAGAGCTTTCTGAAATTAAGAAAAAGATAAAAACTGAAGGTGCCGAGTTCAAAGCCATCATGAAAGAACGTTCTAAAAGCTCGCCTGCGTGGAAGGAAGCAAGACAAAGCTATGAAGAAATGATTTTGAAGTTCATGAACAAATTGACTCGCCGCGAAGAAATCATGGCTCAAGATCGTCACTGTGATTTTGCAGTTTAGAAAATTTTCGTTCAGTTGTGAATTTGTGTAAAACGTTTTTATATTTTACACAAAGAAAGGAGGTTATAGTTGATAAGTAAGATTGATGAAAATCCTATTGCTAAGCCGCGTGCATATAAGCATGTCTATTATGACAAGTTTACGAAGAACATTTGTGTTCGTTATGTAGGTGATGACGAATATACAAAAATTCCATACAAGAAAGATTATTGGGTTCAAGACCCATCTGGTAAGTCTGAATGGAAGGATCAGTTCGGTGTGCCGATGGTTCGTCGTCAAATGACAGACAGCGATGTTATCAAGAATATGAAGGCAAATGGCATCATTATTGCTGAATCTGATTTGAAGGAAGAAGCAAAATGGATGCACGACATTTATGATAAGTTTGAACTTACCGCGAATGTTGATGACTGGCATATTGGTATATATGATATTGAAGTTGCATCACCAGCCGGCTTCCCTAAACCTGAAGAAGCTGCATGGCCGATTAACTTGATTACTGTTTATTCATCAAGGACAAAGGAATACTATACTTGGTCCATTTACCCTGATGATATTCATGAAGACGATGTTATTCAGCATCATCGTGGTTTTCATGATGAAATGGATATGTTGAAGGATTGGCTAAAATGGTTCAAGAATCAGCACTTTGACATCATTGCGGGTTGGAACTCAATTTTGTTTGACATGCCGTACATCGTGAACCGTATTAAGCGTCTTCGTGATGAAAGAGGTATTCAAACCGAATATGAATGTGCATTGTCTCCGTTAGGCAAGCGTCCTATTCCAAAAGATATTGCTGACAAAAAACAGAAAAACGAATTAGGTTCATCTTACGACATTCCTGGCTTGTTGCATTTTGACTATATGGAACTTTGGAAGACATTTGCTTCACATCCGCCGATGGCATCATATTCACTTAATACTGTTGCTCAATTCGTAACGGGTGAAGGTAAGCTTGAATATGAAGGCACCATCAATACTGTTTGGCAAGATCCAAAGCTGAGACAAAAGTTTGGTCAGTATAACGTCGTTGACGTAAAGAGCAATGTCAACATTGAAGCAAAGTGTCAGATCATGCCATTGATTATTGGTTATGCGTATGACTGTTTGGTGACGGTTGATAAGGTCTATAATAAAGTTCCGACTACTGAAGGTTACATGCTTCGTTACATGCATGCTGAAAAGAAGGTTATGCGTGATAGAGCCGATCATCATGTTGACTGGTGGAAAAACGAAGAATCCTTTAAGGTAAAGCGAGCTGATGGTTCCATCTATTATCAGAACTGCAACTGGGAAAACAATGAATTTGACTTTGATGACTTCGGTGTGAAAGCAGGTTACTGTTATGACTATCCTGGCCGATATGACGACTGTATGAGCTTTGATATTACATCAAGTTATCCTCATCATATCATGCAGTTTATGATTTCGCCTGAATGCAAAATTGCTCATCCGAAGAAGGAAGATATTGAAAGCGGTCGTGTTATTGCTTCCGATGTCGCTGAAGTTGGTTTCTTGAATGATCCAAACGCAATTCTTCCAAATATCGTTAAGAAGGTATTTGATGAAAGAAAGCAGTATAAGAAACTGATGAAGGAAGCAAAGAAGAACGGCGATATGGCGTTGGCAGCTTTGTATGATAACCGTCAGGGTATTAAGAAGATTATCATTAACTCAATGTACGGTGTCTGTCTAACTGCATCATTCCACATGTATGACATTGACTGTGCTCGTTCAATTACTCGCTGTGCTCGTGTTACTCTTCGAGACTGGTTGAAGAAGTATCTTGACCAGTATTATGTATCAACTGCAATGCTTTCCGATGTGCAGAAACATTGGGGAATTACTTTGAAGAATACAACGCCGTTGAAGATTAAGAATCGTGAATGCGTTTGTGTTCATGCTGATACTGACTCATTGTATTTCTGTATCAATGAATTGAAACTTCGTCTTCGTGAAGAAGGTATCAAGATTGAAACGGAAGAAGAACATCGCGAGTTTTATGCAAAGGCTGAAGAAATGTTCCAAGAATTCTTCGTGAAGGTTCTTGAAATCCGAGCTAAGGCAAGCAAGACTGTCAATAAGATTAACTACAACCGTGAAAACATTTTCTCTAATATGTTCTGTTTCGCAAAGAAACTTTACATCGGAAATGTAATTGACGCTGAAGGAACACCGTATCCATTTGCTAAGCCTAAGCACAAGATCATGGGTGTGCCTATTAAGCGTTCTGATATGCCGGAGTTCTGTAAGGAAGCTGCTGAAGAACTTGCATTCGCAATTTGTTCTGGACAGGATTATGAAACTTCTGATAAGTTCATTAAGGACGTGTACACCAAGTTCCAAGAAGCCGGTCCGAATGCCGTTTCTGCAAAGAAGTCAATTTCTGAATACACTAAGTATGTAAAGGAACCGATTGAAAGCTATGTAAAGAACGGACTTCACTTTGATAAGGGACAGGTATTCAATGCAAAGTGTGCTTTGGCTTACAATTATGTTATCGCAAAGCATAAGTTGCCGTACATGCCGATTATGAATGGCAACAAGTTCAATTATGTGTATGTCAAGCCAACGAACAGATATAACATTGAAGCAACTGCGTTCATTGGAAACTGGCCGAAGGAATTTGATAACATCTTTGAAGTTGATTACGAAACGATGTTCAACAAGACATTCATTCCGCTGTTTGAAAATATGTTCCAAGTAGCTAAATGGATTGGACCGAAGGATCATATCTCACTTGAATCTGGCGGACTTGATAGCTTCTTCTTTTAAAGGATAACTAATATGTACTGGAAACAAAACGTCATTTGTGAAATCTATACAGCAATGCTGGAATACATCAATACACAATGTGAAGCACATGAGATCGGTGCCACATTTGTTGATGTAAAACAGTTTAGACCGCAACAGTTTCGTGCTTCGCCATTAGGTGAGCTGCGGGCTAAGATTCATAACTATGATGCAGCTGATGAGAATTCATACGACGTGAAATACTTAGCCGAACTTGATTACGGCCATGGAAGTCCACATTGGCGTTTAACTGACCCCGATGGAAATACATGTGATAATGCTGTTTTGAAAAATCAGCCAAATCTTTTTAACATGGCCGTTATCACTGAAGCAGGTGAGCATAAATTCACGTTGGGTTTAGGTCGCATTAGACCCGCCGTTGGTCTGCCTAGCTATTACCATTATGGTGACCCAAGTGACCCTGCCATCGCCGCTCAACTTAAACTTGACACTTATGAAATATGTTATGATGAACTGTCTTTTACTGAGGAAGAATATAAGCAGTATGGTATTGACTCTTTGCTTTCTCAATTAAGAGCCGTCGTTGATAATCAGTTCATCAAAGTTGAAAAGCTTAAAGAAATGTATGAAGACTATTTTAAACTTCAAGCAGAACAAATTAAACTGATGGAAGAGCAGAAAGAACAACTTCGCCGTAAAGGTGAGGTAATTGCCAAAAAGATGAACATTTGGATTGAGGCAGCTGAACAAGGCGACTTGGACGGCATAGACACAACAGAAAATGAAGAAGGAGTTACTTGTGGTAAAATTAATGTATAACCCAAAGACAAAGGATCTTGATATTGTATGTAATCAGCTAGGATGCACACCTGGTGATTCTGAACAGTCAATTTTCTTTAGAAACTATATCTTAAGCAATGTTCGTCGCCGTGTTGAAAGCGCAAAGAATGATGCCGAGGTTCTTGAAGCATTAACGATTCTTGAGACAAATAAATTCAAATCTGAAAAGATTTATGTCACGGATGGTAAAATGATCATTGAATACTCCATGATCATTGACGAATAAATAATTCACAATTAAAAGGAGAACTATATGAAGTTCATTATGGAAGGAGCAGCACAGCAGTGCCCAGCCGCAATTGGTATGTTGACAGAAGATCTTCTGTTGAACCCATCATTGGCAAATGAAAAGCTAAGCAGCTTTAAGTTGCAGATTGACCGTGTAGAAACCGTAAATGGTGAAAAGGTCGTGTACATTAAAGAAAGCGCAAACGATAACCTTCTCTTGGGATAATTATGACAGAACAGATTAAGAACCTACCCGATTTAGCAAAAGCATATCTTTTTCAGATGTCCTTTACAGGCATTGGCGATGATGAAATGGCTGAGGCATTGAAGCTTCGTGCTAAGTCCATTGAAACATCACCTATCACAAAGAACCAGCTTGTACAGTTTACTGTGGCATTTGATGAATTTCAGGATTTTGCTACATTGCCGTTCTGGTATGAAAAGCTGGCAGATGCAGGCACAGTTACTGAAGAAGAATTTGAAAATCAGTCATTCACACTTGATGTAAACATCTACAATGGCACAATGGATAAGGTCATTGGCAAGGCTCGCTTTAACAGCGTTAACCCAGTCGTGATTGGACCGCTTGTACTTAATCAGGAAGGCGATGGCAAGTTGCAGTATAAGGTAACCTTTATGGCTAAGAACTGTGAAGTGCTAAAGGGAGAATAACATGGCTGATATTTTGTTCACAGGTAAGATGACATCCTTTAACGCAAATGTGCCGGTAAAGGAATCCGCTATTACAAAGTTCACGGTTGTCGTCACTGAAGAAACAAGTGTCCGTACTTTCCCGGGTCAGTTCAAGCACCCTAAGATGGATGTGTTTGACTCTATCGCAAATAATGATATCTTTGACAAGATCAGTATTCCGTGTAAGGACTATCTTGTTGAATATGATATGGTTTTTGGCGATACCGCATTCGTAGCCAAACTTGATAATCTTTCCGCAACAATTAAGCACACAAAAGATGGCTCGCCATTTACCGTTTATACTCTTCGCTTTGTTAAGGAAGTTGAAAAGGACATTGACTGGCAGCTTTCTTGCTATGCTAAGTTGAAGGAAGAAAACGAGGAAGGTAAAAAGGTTGACAAGCTCTTTACTTGCTCAATGACCGAAAAGGAATAATTCCAAAGTTTCAATACCCACTTCAGATGCGAGGTAGGTATTTTTATGTCTTAAAATAATGAAATTTAAGCAATTTTATTACAGTTTTTTATGAAAAACATCTGTGGTTGTGTTGTATTTCATTATTACGGTCAATTATACGGATAACACAAAAATTACAGTTTAATCACAAAAACATCAGAAATATATACTGCAGGTTTTGACGGATTTTTATTGATGTTCAAAGCCTAAAGAGGGTTTACAAATGTGCCTCTTTTAATTAAATTTTTAACATAAACCAATTGAGGTTAATCATGGCTAAATCAAAAACACGCGAATGTACAGACAAGTTGCTTGAACGCTTGGAAGACGGAATTCTTTCATGGGAAGAAGTTTGTCGTGAATGCCTTGCGGAAATGTCAGAAGACGATGTCGCAGACATGTGCAGCAAATGTGAATATCTGGACGATGACGACGGATACGATGAAGATGAAGACTAAAAAACTTTCTTTGCGGGAATATGTGGATTTTGTTTTATCCTATATCCCAGAAATGAACATTGAAACTATTGAACATTGGTACGGTTTCAATGAATGTCAGAAAACTGAAGATGACGCTTACTGGTATGTCAAAATGTGGCGAGCAATGAAACAGGCCGATGCGATTAAGCCGGATTGGTTTGATATGCAGCCGACAGACCGTGAGTGTTACTTAAATGAACTTTCCGACTGTATGCCGGAGCCAACGAGGATTGCTTAACTATGATTTATGAACACACTTTTGGCAATGGCAACAAAGTTGCTATTGATCTTACATCAGTAAGATATGTTGTGCTTGAACACAAAGAAAAATGCAAGTGAAATTACTTTTTATTTTAAAGGTATAATAAAATCCGACAACACCGGAATGGTATTTAACAACCCAAACCATGAAACTCGTTCAAACACAATATATGAAGAAATCCTTAAAGGCTTAAAAGGAGAAAACTCAATATGACACTCGAAGAACTTCAAAAGTTTGAAAATCCAAAGAAGGCTGAAAATCCTTACTTCAGAAATATCTTGCCGCGCTGGCGCGATGCAATGCTTCATGTATGGAATGGTGACTTGAGAACGACGCCTTCTTGCCGTCTTGCTGAATGTATCCAGCTTTTGGAATCTTACAGCCGCATCATGATTGCCGACGAAGTTTTTAAGGCAGAAATCGCAGCTAAGTGTAAAAAGATTGTTGCTATCCTGCAGGTAAATGGACATTTCATTGATGTAGAGGTGGACTAATGAAAGCAAAAGATTTGATTGCTATTCTTGAAGAAGATCCTGAAGCAGAAGTTCTCGTTCAGGTGAAAGTAACCCGCGAAGAAAACGGTTATAAGCACGCCGTGAATGAATGGGTTCCCGTTGAAGTAAAGCATATTTTGAAGCCGCCTTTTGGTGGACGCCAAATTTTCCTTGGTGCCTATTAGGAGGAAACATGCTAAAGCGACTTGATAAGTTTATTGACTCGGTCAAGGCTTGGCTAAAGTCTGATTCCATTTCAAAGTCAATTAAAGAAGGTCCAAAGCCCGTGAAAGAAAAAGCTGCTGAAATCAAACAGGCTATGACAGGCGAACCTGCCGACTACATTATTGGCAGCGAAGAACCATCAAAGCCGGCGCCTAAGAAAAAGGCAAAGCCTAAGAAATTAAAAACAAAAGATAAGCTCGGATATGTTGAGGCTAGTTCATGGGGTGTTATGAACTTGATACTTGCTGAAGCTGGCCTGTATGTTTATCCGTTTGAACCAAACAAGCCTATTTCCGTTCCACACCTTTTATGGTGTTTAGGAAAACAGAATTGGGCAAGCTGCGGTTTTATGCTGCAGGTATATAATGACATAAATGTTGGCTTTCAGTATCAGTGGATGTTTGTAGCATCTGACGATGATGAAAAACTGAAAATGCACGATCTGGCCTACTTTTATTCAAAAAGCGGTGTAACTAGACTTATCAATTCTGGTAAGACACTTGAAGCACTTGCTTTAGACATGGAAAACTATGTGAAACTGGTAAGGCGTGAAATCATTAAAAAGTCAATTCTTGCTGATGATAACCGCAATTACTTTGAAGTTTAACTAACATACACATTTTGGAAAATAAAATCCGCCCCGTGAAAGGGCGGGTTTTTTTGTTATATTTTTACCTAATAAATAATGTGCCAACGGTTTTTGAACCGTGACAAGAAAAATAAAGACACATTATGCAAGATCTATTAGGAGAAAAATATGGCAAATAAATTAGTCGCTAAATTCAAGAAAGAAAAAGCCTTCGCTGACATTTTGGCAGCAGACAACATTGAGGATGAATTCCTCAGTACGAACTGTGCATCAGTTAACTTGTTGTTCAGCGGTAAGCTTGACGGTGGTATTAAGAAAGGCAAGATGAATACCATCTGTGCTGACTCTGGTTGGGGTAAGTCACTTATTGGTTTGAATGTTTTGGCAAATGCGTACCGTGCTGGAATGACCTGCGTGGTAATTGATACAGAAAACGCATTTAATACCCAGCTTGCAGCATCACTCGGTATTGACATTGATGATATCTTGCTTTTCAAGACTTCTCGTATTCCTGAAATTAAACAGATTTATGCTCGCATCAACCACGGCCTAACTCGTTCAGAATCTCGTGAGATTTTCGTTCTCCTTGATTCTTGGGGTCCTATTGTTGAAGAACAGGTTATGGAAAAGGCTGAAGATGCTTCTTCTGCTGTAAACATGAGCGCAGCTAAGTTCAAGAACGAACTTGCTAATATCATTAACGCTTGTGGAAACACATCTTTCATTGTTAACCATGTGTATGCTTCTTTGCAGATGTATGGTGAACAGTTTGCTATTCCTGGCGGTAAGAGATTGTTCTTCAACTCTGACGCTATCGTTCTTGCAAGCTCTGCTGCAAAGGCAAAGGACAAGGAAGGCAATGTTTATGGTAAGGTAATTACCGCTTCCGTTAAGAAAGGTCGTGCTGCTAAGGAATTTTCTAAGACTAAGTTCTTGATTGAACATTCCGGTGGTATTAACCCTTACTTTGGATTGCTTGAAGACGCAGTCGCTGCAGGCGTTGTGATTAAGCCAAAGCCAGGTCGCTATACTCGTCCTGAATATGATACTGATGGACGCGAATGGAAGGAAGAAGAATTGTACTGTGCTAAATTCTGGATTCCTCTTTACAAGAATGAAGAATTCATCAAGTTCGTTGAAAAGAAATTTGCCTTTGAAGATACTCAGCTTATTTCTTCTGTTGAGAATATCATGGATCTCATGAGCATTGATGAAAGCCAGTTGAGCGAAAAGACACTTACGGCTGAAGGTGAAGACGATACGCCGTATGATCCTGACGAAGACTAATCTTTATTAGGAAACACGCATTTGAGATGGACGGAAATTTTCTGCCCATCTCTTTTTTCTTAAAAACTTTTTTATATTTTGTTTTGAAATTTTTATAAGGAGAACTGATATGGTACTAATCGTTGAAGGTCCAGATAGAACGGGAAAAACAACACAAATCGCAAAGATGAAAGAGCATTATGAAGCTCAGGGCAAATCTGTTCAGGTTATTCATTATGAATCCATCAAGAAAGACGAGGATTTTAAGTACAACGCAAAAATCTTGCAGCAGATGAGCCGTGTTCGTTATGATGACATGTTGAATTTGGCAAATACTTTTGCTGAAGATGACAAGACCGTACTTATCTTTGACCGTGCTCACTTGGGTGAACTTGTATATGCACCGTTGTTTAGAAAATATGGCGGTGAATATGTTTTCAACTTGGAAGACAAGTATCCGACTTTCCTTGAAAAGGCAAAACTGTTTGTTTTCGTTGATGAAGCAAAAAATCTCGTTAAGCGCGATGATGGCAAGAGCTTGGGCAAGGTAACTAAAAAGACAAAGCAGCGTGAAAAGGATTTGTTTGAGGTCGCATTTGAGTGCTCAAACATTAAAGATAAGCACTTGATTAACATCAACAAGACAAAAGAAGAAAAAGTGTGGGAATTGGTTAAGGAAAAGCTTGTATGATTGAAAATTTTGAATTAAAAGAAGATCTTGATTTTGAGTCTGAAATTGGCACTAAGAACAATGATGTAATTCGTAATGAAGTACAGGATGTTTTGGCTTGGAAATACAAGACAGATGATAAGGTTGGTAACACTTGGGAAATCGTTGATGCACATTTGACTCTTAATCCGTATCAACCGTACTTGAACATTTTCAATAGACCGTTTAAAAAGGACTATCTTGAAAAGGAACACAAATGGTATATGTCACAGGATCTGTCTATTAAAGGATGGATGGACGACATCAAGATCTGGAACTTCTGTGCATCAAAAGACGATAAGCAACTTATCAACTCAAATTATGGTTGGTGTGTTTTCTCAAAGGAAAACGGTGACCAATATGAAAACTGCTTAAAGAAAATGAAGGAAGATGTAAATACACGCGAAGCGTTGATGATCTATACACGACCGAGCATGCACACTGATGCCGTTGAAAACGGAAAGCATGATTTTATGTGTACTGTTTCTGCTCAGGCAATGATCCGCAATGGTAAACTGTATTACATTGTGACACAAAGATCTTGTGACTTGGTAACTGGTCTTTCATTTGACTTCCCTTGGCACTGTTTCGTGTATCAGATGATGTATGAAGAATTGAAACAGACATATCCTGAGCTTGAACGCGGAAGTATCTTCTATAATATTGGAAGTCTTCATGTATATGACCGTCACGAGAATCTTCTCAAGGCATATTCAGTTTATGGGTAATAAATGAAACCAGCAGATTTTGAAAGAATTATAATCAAAGCACTTTTTGTAAACGATACAGTCAGAGGTAAAGTTTTACCAGCACTTAAGACTGATTGGTTCTTTGACATTGATGATAAATTCATCGTTGAAAGAATTATTGACTTCAATGGACGCTTTGGTCAGATGCCAAACGTCATTGAAATGAAGCGTCTTATTTCGGACGATACAACTTTAGGCATTTTTGAAGATGCGATGAGCATTCCTGATGATGATGTTCAAACAGAATTCATGCTTGATGAAATTCAGGAATATGTAAGACGCAGACTTGTCAGCAATGTTTGTGAAATGGGCCATAAGGCCGTTCAAAGTCCAGGTGCATATAACGCATCACTGACTGACTTAATGGCTGAGGCTGAAACTTTTACTTTTGACACAAACATTGGCTTTGACATTTTGAATGATCCTAACCGTTTGTATGAAGATGCAAACACGAAGGAAAAAATTTACAACTCTGGCATCAAGATTATCAATGATATGATTGGTGGTGGCTTCCATGAAAAGTCATTGAACTTATTTATGGCACCAACTAACATTGGTAAGACTTTGATTATGTGTTCATTGGCAACAAACTTCTTGTTGAATGGACACAATGTTTTGTATGTAACTTTTGAAGACCCGGAAAACAAAATCGCTGGCCGTATGGCTCAGAATTTGTTTGACATTACACAGAAAGATTACAAGGCGATGAGCCGCGATAACTTTAACCTTGCATTTGCGAATCTTAAAAAGAAATTGCCTGGTAACCGTGTGATTGTTAAGGAATATCCGGAAGGAACAGTTAACGCCGTTCAGTTGAATGCTTTGCTTAAGGAATTAAAGGATAAGCAAAACTTTGTTCCTGATGTAATGCTTGTTGACTATATTGGTTGTATGATACCAAACGGCAGACCAAATCCAAACTTGAACACAAATACCACACTGCAGCTTATCTCACTTCAGGTAAGAGCTTTGGGTATGACACATGGCATTCCTATTATTTCAGGTCTTCAGGCAAACCGTGGCGGTAACGGCGTTGCAGAAATTAGCTTGAATGATGTTGCTGATTCTTTTGCATCAACTACGAAGGCAGACGCTATCTTCGGCGTAACTCAAACAGATGAATATAAGCAACAGAATGTTTATTGTGTAAAGTTGTTAAAGACTCGTTATGGTAATCAGCGTAATGATACATTCTTGTTAGGCGTTGACATTGAAAAGCAAAGAATTTATGATGTTGACAATGAAGCAATTCAGCAAGGATCGGTGAATATCTTTGATGCGCCAGAAGCATCAAATCGTCCAAGACGAAATACGCCTGAACCTGAAGAAGAATATGTATATGAAGAAGCACCAACACCCGATGAAATAGACTTTATGTAAGGAGAAAAATCATGGCTGATTTTTTTGATACATTGATGTCGGATTACGGTGACAGACAGGCACTTGAACGAAAACAAAACAAAGCCAAGTTCTATGACTTTATGAAAGAGAACGGATTTGACTTTAACGATATAACTGACGAAGTGCCTGGCTTTGACCGCCTGCCGAAATCACTCATTCCAGTTATGCAGAATAACACTGATGAGTTCCACAAGTTCAACCATCTGTTATCAAAGCTTGAGAAAGAAGGCATCTGTACAGTTGCTGACGCTGCTGTATATCTGCATACTGATTATCTTGATGTACCTCAAGTGCTCAAGTGTCTTGATGAATTGAACTTCTATGCGATGAAAACGGAATTTCTAAAAAGATACCGTCTTCAGCTTGAAAAGAAAAGCGAAACCACACTTCTGGATTTTTTAGATGCAGACTTCTAGCAAAGAACTATATCATTTCTGGAGCTTGTTTAGCAAGCTCTTGAAAGATGAACCGCCGGCATTGCGTCGTAAGTTTGAAAAGTTGACTCTTCAAGAAATTCTCAAAGAGGAGTTCTTTGAAACACCGCGCATGCCGAATGCGTATATTGATTTTATTGATGTTGCGAACGGAATAAACAACGGTAAGTTTACTTTTGACCAATGGGTGTATGTCATTGTTCAGGATTTTATTCGTGACGGCAAGGTAAAGAAGAAAAACATCTTAAATCTAAATTATCTTGAAAAAAATTTTAAATTGTTTACCGTAAATGAGATAAATCGCCAACGCGACCTTATAAATAAATTGTCAGAGGAAGCTGAAAGCGATAATCCGTTTACAGAATTTTCTGACGCCAAATTTGACCTCTATACAGTCAATGAACAGCAGAAAAATAAACTTTATGAATTGGTCAAAGCTGGAACATTGAACTTTTGGTTCTTCATTAACGGACTTCATACAAAGAAGTTTAAGATTGATGAATCTAAGCTTGCTGATCCAGCATATAGCCGTTTCTTAAGGTTAATGCAAATAATTAAAGACAACAAAACAGGCAAAACACAGGAGAATCTATTATGCCAGTAAAAAGAGATTTTGGTAGTTATTTTCAGGACATTCAGGCAGCTACTGCTGCTCCCGCTGCAACCCAGCGTAAATCCTACAAGGTCGAGAATGTTTTCACTCCGACTTATAAGGATAGTAAGTTTAGCGTAATCTTGCGCTTCCTCCCATCACATCCTGATGAAATCAAACCGTTCGTTGAAAACCGTACCCACATGTTTAAGGTAAATGGTGACCAGTGGTTTGGATGTGATTGTTTGGGTAAGTTTGGTAAGCCTTGCCCGATTTGCGAATATAACCGTGAACAGTTTAAGAAGTATGGAAAGGAAGAAGGCCGTACCCGTTCTTTCGGCAAGGCTCGTTCTAAGTACGTCTGCAACGTTCTCGTTGTTCGTAACGCAAACAACACCGAACAGGAAGGAAAGGTTTATCGCTTTGAATTTGGCGCACAGATCATGAAGATGATCTCTGAAGCTATGACTGAAAAGGACGATGGCTTGAGCGTAACTCCGGCTATCAACCCGTTTGATTGGACACTCGGTGCTAACTTCGTTTACGAAGGCGTACAGAGCTCCAACGGTCCTAAGCTTGACGCTTCTCACTTTGGACCTCAGCAGGCAATTAACAAGTGGACCGGTAAGGGCTATAAGGAATTGACTGAAGCTGAAATTGATGACATTGAATCTAAGCTTTATAAGCTTGATGAATGCTATCACAAGGAAGAAGACTGCGCTAATTATAATCAGATTCTTGAAAGATACGAAAAGAAGACTGGTAAGTCATTGTTTGAAAACATGCCGGCTGGTGCCGCTTCAATGGCAAACTCTAATCCGTTTGCTGCTGAACCTGCTGCAACATCCACAACAGTTGAAACCTTTGACTTTGATGCACCGGCTGCACCTGCTCCCGTAAAGGCAGCACCTGCACCTGCTGTTGACGTTCTCGATGACGCCGCATTCTGGGCCGATGTAAATAAGAACCAGGCTTAATCTTGGTTGGAAAATAAATTCATGGGCACCTTTAACGGGTGCCCATTTTTTGTTATATTTTGTATGTAAAGAAAAATGGAGATATAAATGAAACAAAAACGATATGTTGGTGAAGATGGGTATACACATTACCGTATTACTGACACCGATGAAAAGTGCTTATGCGGTTATCCATCAGTTAAACGAGTTTCACCATTGACAACTCGTACCTATCCATCATGTCCAGCCTGTCTCCGTGTTATTAAAAATACAGAGGATAAAAATGTTTGATTTTTACAACCCAGATTTACGAATCCTGAATTTCACACATATTGATTTTGACGGCGCTGCTTCAGCCGTTGTCATCAAGAACTATTATAAGAATGTTCAAACCGAAGTAATCAATTACGGCAAGGAACAAGAAGCTTATGATAAGATGACAAAGAACATGGGCGCATTTGATGCCGTTGTGTTCACTGACTTCTGTCCTGTCAATATCAAGCAGCTGCAGAAAATTGGTAAGCCTATTCTTGTGCTTGACCATCATGAAACTGCTAAGCAATTTGCAGATCCGCAGAACGGCGTTTATATTAAGACGGAAGTTTGCGGTGCTATGCTTGCTTTCAGGTATTACAGCGTAAAGAAGGATTTGTCCCATCTTAAGGATCTCATCAACATTGCGAACGATTATGATCTGTTTACCCTCAAGGATCCCCGCAGTATGTGCTTTAATGCACTGTTCTGGGAAATGGGTTTCAGATGGTTTGTTCGTCGTTTTATGACAGGCAATACATCGCTTTATGCTGAAGAAAAAGATTACATTCGTTGGTACAAAGTTGATGAACAGAAGTGGTATGATAACCTTGAACTCGTTGACATTCCTGTAAAGAATCTCAAGGGTTGCTTCTATAAAACGGAAAAATACCTCGCGGAAATGAGTGCTCGTCTTCGTCTTGACGGTTATGATTTCCAGATCATCAAGCATGGAACTGCGCTGTCTGTTCGTTCAAACAATGATGCGCTTGACTTGACAAAGGTTTGCCAGTTTATTGGCAAGGGCGGTGGACATCCTAAGGCCGTTGGTATTCCTGTACCATTCGGCGAAAACATTGAAGAACTTACAAAGAAGATCTGTTTTGGTATTGAACATGAACTAAACTACGGCGCTGAAATGCCATTCTAAAAAAGGAAAGAAAAATGCTAAAAGAAACTATTGAAAAGGAAATCGTCACTGCATTGAAGAGTGGCGATACAGCAACGCTGAATGCTTTGAAGTCATTCAAGGCAGACTACACAAAGATCGCTATTGATAAGCGTTGTGAAGCAACTGATGAACTTATCATTGACGCAGCTGCTAAATCCATTAAGCAGTATAAGGACGCTTTGGCAGTAATGTGTTCAGGCGGTCCTAATTACATGGACTATGAATTCCGTGTAAAGCTGCTTTCTAAGTACTTGCCTGCACAGTTGACTGAAGCTGAAGTAACTGACCTTGTTCTCGATGAAATTGAAGCTACTGGCGCTTCCACTAAGAAGGACATGGGCAAGATCATGAAGGAATTGCAGCCCAAGGTCAAGGGACGCTTTGATGGCAAGCGTCTTTCTGAAATCGTTAACAGTCTTTTAAACTAAAGAGATACAATATGAAATGGACAATTAAATGGGAATCCTCAATGGACACCAACGACGCAGATTATGTTTATGACTCTGGCGAGTATGGTGATGTAGATGACACCAATCCTGATGACATGAAGCAGTTGGCATTTACGGTGGCTGCGTGAATACAAAGAAATAAGCAAGTTTCAGAAAAAATAAATAACCCGGGCCTAAAAAGCTCGGGTTTCTTTGTTATATTTTGTTTATGTATTTGGCGACTATAAATAATCAGTTTGATAATAAAATGAAGGGTCTTGAAATTGACAAGAGGGTTTGGACGAATGTTCTGAACTTAATCAAGAACCCACTTATCGTCACTGATAAGGCTCAGATACCTCAATGGAAATTCTGCACTGTGAAAGGTGAAAATAGATGTACGGAAAACATTGGGGCGACGAACATTCTGATTCTTGACTTTGATGATAAGGATTACACATACCAAGAATTTGAAAAGCGTTTTCGTGAATATCGTTATATCATTCATACATCGCATTCTTATGACGGAACGAATAACAAGTTTCGTGTTCTTTTGTTTATGGACAAAGAATATGAAATTGATAAGCTCTTCGCGAAGTGTTATGATAAGACATTTAGCCCGTATGAATACTTGATGCGATATTTTCCACACATTGACCCAGCATCATTTGTTAAAGCACAGTTCTTTAAGATGCCTGCTGTAAAGTCAAAAGACGCACCTTACTATTACAACATTCATAATGGCAAACTTTGGTCGCCTGAAGCGATTGAAGGTTTCCCGTTTGCATATACTTTGTGTGAACAGAAACAAGACGAGTACATCAGAAATCTTGAAAGAGAACGAGCAAAGAAAAGAACTGATAATCAAGATCTGTCTCGTGCCATTGATTTTGTAAAGCGTAAGCTAGCTGAACTTCCAGCAGGTATGCGTCATAACGGCGTGTTTGGAATTGCTGCGTGGTTTGCTGGCATTGGCGGATCATACGAAGAGTTCAGAAACATTGAAAAGCCAGCATGGGCAGACCGTGCATACGATAAACAAATTAAGCGTCTTGCATTGGAATGGCATAAGCTAGGAAGATAGTATGTCAAATAAGTCTTGGATAATGAAAAACCGTTCACAAATGGAAAAACCTAGTTGGGACGGGTATGATGGAAAACCAATCAGCAGAGCCACGACTGAAAACGCTTTGAAGATTGCTGACTACATTCCAGAAGAATACTTTGATGTAAGCTGGGACCCCGAAGGTTATATTACGTTTGAGCCCTTATTTGAATACGAAGGCGATACATACCTTAGCTACAGCAATTACATTGTTGATGTATATGCTGACAGGATTGAATGTTGGCCGCTTGTTGGTAAAAGCACTGAACCAGAAGTCTATAAATCAGTGAACAGTTTTATACAAGATGTCGTTTCCCGCAAGATTCGTTTAAGCAAAAAGTGACCCATAAATATAACAAACATTATTGTGAGGTATATTATGAAGATAGCTGGATTAGATTTGTCCATATCGTCATCTGGTGTTGTGATAGAGGATGTTGATGACCAGTTTAATGTTCGGTCGGTAAATTATTTTGGCTTTACTGGAAAGAAAAAACTAGCCGCGGATAACATCCTTTATTACAATAACAAAGAATTCAATACGGATTATGAAAAGTACGCTTGGATGATTGACCACATCTTAGAGTGGTGTAAAGATTGTGATTACATCGCAGTTGAAGATTACGCTATGCATGCTGGCGCGATGGGTATGATTTTTAATCTTGCCGAATTTGAGGGATTTGTTAAGCAAAGTCTTTTTAGACAAGGTAAAAAAATACGACTTTACTCCATCAATGGTATCAAGAAATTTTTCAGCGGATATGGCCTATCTGATAAGATTGGCATGCGTGATGCTTTTGATAAACACACTGGTATGAAACCCGATCTTTCAACTTTACCAGAAGTCAATAACGGCCACGGTGTTTCACCAACATCAGACATCATTGACGCTTTTGCTATCTGCGAGTTCCTAAGAACTGAATTGAAATTACGATCTAATGTAATTACACAAACTGATCTTCCAAAACATCAAGGCGAGGCATTATATGTAATCACTAAAGATACGCCGGATGGTTATGTGAATAAAAATTTTATTCATAAGCAATAAATAATAAAAAGGACAGATGCTCACCTCGTGGCATTTGGGAGCTGTTGCCGCAGCTCCCTTACTTTTTATCAGGAGGATTTTATGGCTAGAAGATTAGTTTATACACAAGTAAGCACATCTAAGAAAACAACAAGTTCGTCATCAAACACTACTTATGTACACCTGCACCGTCAGTAAATCAAACGCCAACACAAAATTTAACTGATGACAGATACAACGAACTTCTGGCGAAAATTGTTGCGTTGGAAACCAAAATGGAATCTTTCGTTTCCTGTAAATGTGAAAATAAAAATGATTCTGGTGATTCTGATGAGTCTAATGAATCTGTAATTTATCATTTACAGGTTTCTGCGAATGATGATGTTGTTCCTTTTGAAAATGAATTCTTTAGCTTTGTGCAATATAATCGTGGACCAGCACCATATAATGAAAACGGTGACATATTACCAGCAGCTAAAGGTTTTAGAATTGTGCCAAAACCTGGTGTTGAATTTGGACATGTATCAATAGCGGGAGAAAAATGGTGGTTTGCTGACAGAACATTGGAATCATGTGCCCGTAGACAAAGTCCTAATGCATATTTCATTCATGATGATGATTGGCTATGGCACATGACTTCGGAAACTCAAAACAGTCCAGATGGACCTGGCGGTAATTATGATGAAACAGGACTACCAGACCCTGTCTGGTATTATGTAGTGGAGGCTCGTGTAACTGATAGTCATTTTAACGTTAAACTATATGAGTTTGGTTTCATGGTTGGTAAAGCTACTTTATAAATACAATAGCAGACGGCAATCTGCTTTATTTTAGCGAGGTATTTTATGCATTGTGAAATATGCGGTTTTGAATGTGAGTCAGCTAAAGGCTTCGGCTTACATATTGTAAAGATTCATAAAATTTCAACTGAAACATATTATAAACAGTTTTTGTTAAAATCTGAAACTGATGGCTTGTGTAAGACTTGTGGCAAGCCAACAAAGTTTAGAAATGTAGCATTTGGCTATTCTTCATTCTGTTGTCCACATTGTAGCACAGTAAATCCTGAAACGATTGAAAAATTAAAAGCAACCAATCTTCGCATTTATGGACGAGCACACCATAACGAAATATCTAAAGAAGAACGCGAAGCACGCCTTATAGAAAAACAAAGACTTACACCGCAACAGCGAAGAGAAGAAACTTGTTTAAGAAAGTATGGTGTTAAATCTCCTTTATGTTTAAAAACAGTACATGAGCAAGGCAAATTAACTCAAATAGAAAAACATGGACATGTATGCAATTTTGCATCTAAAGAATACACAGAAAATTGGAAACAGAAATATAAAGAAAAAACTGGTTATGACTCGCCAAATCAAAATCCGATCGTAAAACAACGAAAAGTTGAAACTTATATGAATAAATTTGGCGTTGATAATCCGATGCGGAATCATGCCATAGTCGTGAAACAGCGTAAGCGATATGAATATGATGGAATGAACTTTGACAGTTCATGGGAACTTGCGTATTTCATTTATCTTACCGACCACGGCTTTACTTTTGAATATCACCCAAACATTTCATTGATATACACAACTGATGACCGAATTGCTCATCGGTATTTTCCAGACTTTAAAGTTGGCGAACATCTTGTTGAAATAAAAGGCGCTCACTTGTTATCAGGTAACCTAAAGATTCCAGACGCTAAAATTAAATGCATGCATGACAATTCAGTGAAAATAATTGATGCAATATCCATTAAGCCAATCATGGCTTACATAAAGGATAAATATGGCAAAAATTATTTAAAACAGTTTCGGAGAACATAATGGCAGGTCTCTTTAATGGCAATTATTCAAAGGGTGAGTTCATTCCGCGACATCCTGAGAAATGTTTGAATAAGAATGGCAAATATCCACCTAATAAAAGTAAGATAACTTTCAGATCTTCGTGGGAATCCATTTTTGCTAACTGGTGTGACATTGAAGAAAATGTTATTGAGTGGGGAAGCGAACTTATCGAGATTCCGTACTTTTCGCAGATTGACCAGAAGTCACATGTGTATGTGACTGATTTTGTCTTTCTGTCAAAAAACCGTGATGGAACGGTTGATAAATGGTTGATAGAAGTAAAGCCGGCTATTCAAGTTCCGCGTCTTGATGAATGCGGTCAGATTAAGTATCCTGATCTTGGGCAGAAGAAAAAACTTACACAAAAGAAAATTGAGCGTTGGCAGGAAACTTGTAATGTTTTGCGTAAGAACCATGAAAAATGGACGCAAGCAAGACTTTGGGCAAAAGCACATGGCTACAAATTCAAAGTGATAACGGAGTCTGAATTAGGACTTACTTTGGAAAAATAAATACAACAAAGGAGAATTTTTATGCTCATTAATGAAGGCGGAAACGCTAAGACAAAGAACGGCGATGCGGCAACTAAAGTCAATATCGCCGAAATGGATGAAAAAACCTATAACTCTTATCGCAATGACATTGTGAAACTTGTTAAGGCTATCGCCGCTGCTTTCAATAAGGCAACTGGCGAAAAGCTCTTCCCGAATGAATCTGCTATTGATACTTATCAGGTATTCTCAGGTTCTGGCAACGCATTTTTCAAGCGTGACTATGAGGAATATACCAAGGTAAAGCCTAAGCTAGGTGACATTGATGTTCAGGTTGACGCCTCTAAGCGTCAGGCAATTATTGACTTCCTGAAGTCCAGCGAAGGTGCCAAGTGGAACGGTTTCACATATCTCGGCTCTATGTTCACAGGCGATGTGTACAACATCTTCAAGGCTCCGGCTAAGTACAATCCGCAGGCAACTAACATTCAAATTGACTTTGAGTTCGTTGACTTTGATGAGGATGGCAACCCGGACGAGTTTGACACTTACGTCAAGAATTCCGAATGGGAAGACATGAGCCAGGGTATCAAGGGCTTGGCAAAACAGATTATCATTTCCACGCTGTATAAGGTAATCTATGCTCGTCAGGGCGTTCTTTTCCAGAATAAGAAGGATTTGCCTTCCAAAAATCAGGGTGACGGCAACTTCCCGACTAAGTCATTCGGTTTCAAGGGAACCCGAAGCAAGTATGCTCCAGTGCTTGACGCTGATGGAAAACAGGTGATGTATGATGGCAAGCCTGCTGTTCGTGAACTCTCAGTTGATGCTACTGGAACTGAAAAATCGGTCGCTAAGGTCTTCCAGGACATCTTTGGCAAGGAACCGTCTGTCAAGGAAAAGCAGATGATCTATTCTTACACCGGTGTGCTTGCACTGATGAAGAAATACCTCAACAAGGCAACTATACAGAAGATATTTGACGCATACAGAAAAGATCTTGATGAGAAAGGTGGTGGCGAACCTGAGGTTATTGAACCGATTTTGAATAAGTTCAAGGCGGTGTTCCCGTACGTCGTTAATAAGGATGAAGCTTCTGCTTGGGAGCTTTACATCAATAAGCAGCTCATCGAAGGTTAATCATGCCTATCATTCATAAGACAATTATCGGCGACAAGCCGAATAAGCCTAATTACGGACAGAAGATTGTAATCCGCCGTTATACATTCAACGCCGACAATAAACCGCTCGGCGTTGTGTATGGTTGTTTCTCACCTTTTACAGGAAAGAACGGTCATGGCCGTTTGCTCTCCGAAGCTCGTAAGCAAGGCATTGAGGAATTCGTCATCTGCTCTCCGAATAAGAAGGAGACGCTTGACAGTGACCGCAATATGTTTACCCTCCAGCAGAAGGTTGAAATTGCTAAGAAAGGATGCGAAGATATCGGTTATGATGTTCTAGACGCATTCATTTCAGCAAGCAACAACTACCTTGCTGCATTAACCGACATCGCTGAAAAATGGCAAGACCGCCGTATCGTTCTGATCTGTGGTCCTGACCGTATTCCTGTCTATGGAAAGACCTGCGATGTATACGACCCGTCAAATGACGCTGAAGGCCAAGAATGCAATTTCGAGTTCATCGGTATTCCTGACAGAGGTGATGGCGGCGTTTCCGGCACTAAGGTCCGTGAATGCATCAGAAACAATGACGCTGAAGGTTTCTGCCAGATGACTGGCTACTCCCCGAAGATGTGGGCACTTTGCCGTGGCATGGCAGAAAAGAACGGTACTCTTGACGAATCTCAGTTCTTCCTTGATTACAAGCTACTTGAGGCTATGGAAGCTACTGCGCGTAAAGGTATCCAGCATCTTTACAACCCAGGCAATTCAATGGAACTTGGTCAAGCTGATTTTATTGACCTACTTGACTACCTTCAGAAGCAAGGCAAGCTTGTCAATGGTAAGAACTTCTCATTGACAGAAAAATCTGACGGTGCTGCATTCCGTATGGGCATTGATGATGAAGGTCAGTTCTTTATTGAACAGTCTTACTCTGGACCGATCTATGACTCTGACACACTTCGTTCTAAGTATGAGCAGAAGTATGGTCGTTCAATCCGCCTTGGCCGTGGCTGGGCAAACATGATGGACAAGCTAAAGGCTGACCGTAAGACACAGGCCTGCCTCAAAAAGGTCTATGAAAAGTTCGGTGCATTTAAAATCAACGCCGAAATCTTCATCTCAGAACTTGGCATGGAAGATGGCGAAGGCAACATGACATTCGTTGCTTCTAGATATAGCAAGGACAAGATTGGCAAGGACGGAACAATCGTTATGTTCATGGTCGCTGGGCCTGATGGCAAGCCGCTTGACGCTTCCAATCGTATCATAAAGTTCATGATTAAGAACGGCACATCTGAATCTATCAAGTATGATGACGCTGAACTTAACACCGAACAGAAAATTGAACTTGACCTTGGACCGACCATTAAGCAGATCAAGAACAACCTCAAGGAACTAGAAGAAACATTGCCTGGCAGCATTAAAGAGATCCTTGCCAATACTTCTCGTAAGAAGGACGACCTTGCCCTTAAGAAACAGGTTAAGCAAGCAGTTGAGGAACAACAAGGCATTCTGAACGCTGTATTTGAGAAGCAGCTTGAACATTATGAAGGTAAGTGGGGTCCTGACTACGAAGGTGTCGTTATTAAGTTGAAAGACGGAACGATGCTGAAGATTACCTCAAAGAAGTTCAAAGAGTTTAAGGCATCACATGATGATTCTATGCAGCATTTCCTGTTTGATGAATCATTTAAGCGTGACTTCATCAATTACTTGCGTTAACTTTTGCTAATCTGGAGGGTTCAATGAACACCTTCATTTTAGTATAAATAAACAGTAAAGGAGATTTTATGGCTCAAGAAAAATTTATCAAGTGGCTTAATGAAAACATGCCAAATATTGGACGGTTCACATTGAATGAAGGCACCGGTTCAATTCCTGGCACAAAGGGAAAGCTGGAAGCTAATGCAAAGTATCTTAATCAGATCGCTGACGCGGTTGGTATCAATGGAAAGATTCCTACTGAAACTGAAGCATCTGAGATTCTTATGGCTGGCAAAGCTGATGACATTCCTGTATTCTTTAAGGATACCAATGGCACATTGAACGTAACTCGTTCAAAGGTTGATTCTGTTGCCTCTGCTTTGACAAAGAATGGCATGAACTGTGAGGTACTTAAAGACGAACTGCTTATTCAGTTTGAAGATGGACAGTCTACATCAATAAGATTTTCAAATAAATCTGTCTCTAAAAAATCTCATGGCGAAGAAACTATTGTTGGTAAGTACTTCACATCGCAGAATTTCGTGACTGCTGTTCAGGAATCCGTTGCCGCTGGCATTCTTCAGCTCATGGCATCTAAGCGCAAGATTCATGAAGTCACACTACCAGATTTCATTAAAAACATGATTGGTGGTGATAAGGCTGAAAAGAAACTTTCCAATTTCCAGAAATGGCTGCTTGCATCTAATCCAGCAACCGATGAAGGTGTCTGCCGTTACATTGACTGTGGAGTAGATCCGGCTGACGCTGAACAGTGGCAGCGTGAATGGGTATCGTTCCTAATCAATGGTCAGTCAGCAGGTGACCGTTGGATAACCGCATTCAATAATCTTTACAACAGTTCTATCCTTAGCGAAATTGCATCTGTCTTCAAGAACGGCGTATCAAACTGGTCCTCAGCTCGTTTCATGCACTTCTTCACTAAGACTGGTAATAAAACATATCATGATAGCTGGCTTGAAAATTATCTAGTGAACGACCGTTGCGGCATGCAGAAGGATACTGTTGATAAGACTGATATCATTCTTTGTTTCAATGAAACAAAGGCTAAGCAAGCCGTCGCTGAACTTTTTGCTCAGGACGACCGCCAGGAATACTTCAGGCTGATGAATCAGTTCATCAATGACAAGGACTTCATTGGTATCTCCCTGAAGAAGGTTGGTTCATCCGTTAACTTATCGGCAGTAAACTTCAAGACCGGATCTACTGCTATCGGACAAAATATCGCTGATGAAAAGAAAATTTGCTTGAAGTTTGAAGATGTTGGGTCTAAAAACAATACATTTGACATCAAGAACGCAAAGATCGCAAACCCGTCACTTACTGATGACAAGGGTAAGTACAAGGTGTCTTATATTATCCAGATTAAGTTCAACAAAGGACATGGACATGATATTCACCAGGGCGATGATGACATTTTGAACATTAATGTAAGAAGCGGCAATAGCTCTCATAAGAGCGTTGTAATTGAAGGTGCTATCACCAATGCTAAGGCACAGCTTGGTAAGATGGGTACATTCGTTAAGAATGTACTTAAGTATGACGCGACTGCTGACTATGTTCGCCGCGTTGATGCACGAAGCACACCTGAAGAAGTTGCTGCTGCGTATCTTGCAGTCGCTAAGAACTTCCTTGCTTTGATTAAGGCTAATGAAGAAGGCTTCTACCGAATACTTGCTGGTGGTATTGCATACCCGGTTCAGCTTGGTAAAGCAGAAGATGACAACTTTATCATTGAGTCCGCACCGTACATCAAGATCTACTAATCACATCGGAAAATTTTCAAGAGGCGGGCGAAAGCTCGCCTTTTTTGTTATATTTTAACTATATGAAAAAGGAATTAAACGATGAACATTCATGAAGAATTATGGCACGCATTTAATGGCATTTCATTTGAAGAAACACAGCATAAGTACACCGACTCCCTAGGAACTGTCTATAATTCGGCTACTGGATGGATTCATAAGTTCTCGCCTGAAAAGGACTGGGACGCCATTCGTGCTAAATCTGCTTTAAAGAAAATCAAGGCTGAAAAAGGCTCAAGCTACGTTCCGCCCGCTGAAGAACTTGCTATTAAGTCAGCAGAGCTTAGGGCTGAATGGGCCAGGAGTGGCGATTATGCATGTAACCTTGGAACTCAGATTCATTCTGTGATGGAAAATTTATGGTATAAGAAAGACTACCATTTTGACTCAAGACTTGATGAAGAATTTCCTGAAATGCGTGCTGATTTTGATTACCGCAAAATGCGCTGCATTGAATTATTTAAGAAGATGAAGCGTATCTATGCGCCTGTCGCAAATGAGTTCATTGTGTACGACCAACCAAATGGCATCTGTGGAACTATTGACTTCCTTGCATACAACATGAAGACGGGTAAGTATGCAATTATTGACTGGAAGACAAGTAAGAAATTTGAAGTGGGCAATAATTTCAATGAGTATCTGAAGGCACCGTTTAATGATGTTGAGTCATGCAACACAGCTGAATACTCATTGCAGTTAAGCCTTTATAAGTACATGTTAGAAAAACATACATCTATTCGGATTGATGAAATGCTACTGTTTCAGATTCCCGGAAAAGAATCAGCGATGCCTCAGGTATTTCGTTGTTATGATTTTTCTGACCGAATTGCTAAACTGCTTCAATAGAAAAATCTTTAGGCGTTGACTATTTACAGTCAACGCTTTTTTAATTAAATTTGTAATATGATACACCACTACTGCGAAAACTTTGCTGAGCTTATCAACCGAACCGATCCGTTGCCACCTTCTGAATACGCTGAAATAAATTTGTTTCTGTATCTTAAGCGTCCGGCGGAGCCAGCGGATCTTAATTTAGAATGCATCATTGAGCGTGAACTTGATAAAGTTCTGATTAGAGATATTAGAGGTTGGACCGAGTATCTTCGCCGCCCGCCAAGGGCACCTGTTGTTTCGTCAAAAATCATCACAAATATCATTGCCAGGTTAAGCGATGCACTTGCTAAAGCAAACACTAGTAAAAGATGGAAAAAATGATATAGACCGTTGTGTTAAGTACTTATATATTCAATACGGTCAACACGATGTTGACCCTATTATTCAGCGTGAAATAGCTTTATTCACAAAAGATCTAAACAAAAGCAAAATCCTTGAAGATGAAATGAACATCAAAGGAATCCAATAAGGAGATATAAATATGGCATCTGAAAACTACACCATTCTTCACTACACACTTGGCGATCCGTCTGATGATGGCCACGGTAAAACATCAGTCGGTCACATTCGTGTAAATCACACAAATGAAGAACTGGAAGAAGCAATGAAAAAGTTTGTTGCTGCTACCGGTTGTGACTGGCAACAGTGGGTTAGCGAAGATGAAGAATCCACTATTCCACCTGAAGATACTGAAAAGATCTCACAGTATCTCAATGACAAGACTTTGCAGGATTTTGAGGTATATGATGCCGATGAATACTACGATGAAGATGAATGCAAAGAAGGTGACCGCTGCATCTATCTTGACGAGAGCACTTATGTTGCTTTGCTGATGAGAATCTGTAAAGTTGCTTTGCCTGACCTTGATTGGAGCTGGTGGAGCCCGGAATCGCAACAGGCATTCTTTGACGGCGAAGGATACGGTCTTTTCTATTAAGGAAACACGATGAGTGAATTAGAAAATTTTGTTGATTATTCAGAAGATAAGCGTGAAGATGTTCTGTTAATTGATACAAACAATTTAAGCATGCGCTGTCTTTTTGCTCTTGCTTATGATCCGACTGATACGAACTTTAATATGTTCAAGTCAGCATTCTTGGGATCATTGAAGAAGGCAATTAAACAGTTCAAGCCTAATAAGGTTATCTTCTGTCAGGAAGGATTCCATAACTGGCGGCGTGACTTGTTCACTGACTACAAGTGCAGTCGTGCTCCAGGTCGTGAAGCTTCTCCGGTTGACTTTGATGCGTTCTTCAAGATGAATAATGAATTCTTGGAGGATTTGTCAAATGTAATGCAGAACACATTGTTCTTGCGTGTTGACCATCTTGAAGCAGACGATCTTATTGCTTTGATTACAAAGCACATGAAGGAATGGAATATCACAACCATTTCAACTGATAAGGATTTTTATCAGTTGCATAAGTTCAAGAACTTTAAGCAATGGGATCCTATCAAAAACAAATTTATTGAAGTCACTGACCCACACGCTGCATTGATGACGAAGATTATCACAGGCGATAAAAGCGATGATATTCCTCAGCTGAAAAAAGGCGTTGGTCCAAAGACCGTTGTAAAGATCCTCAATGAAGGACTTGATGAATGGTTGGCTAAGAATGATCTTAAGGAACAGTTTGACCATAACCGTCGTCTTATTGATTTTGAGTTCATTCCAGCGGATCTCGCAGCAAACGCTGTAAATGCAATTAAGTCATGGGAACAAGGTAAATTCTCAGGTCGTGAATTTTACAACTTTATCGTAAAGCACGGTATGGGCGTTGAACTTGAAAAGCTTGATGAAACTATTGAAATCTTCAGCAAGATTAAACCGGCTGGCGCTAAGCCTGCTGTTGAACCAATTGACCCAGAAACTAAAGTACAAGTAAATGCAACGGTTCAGGCACATTTACAATCTATGGATAATTGGTTCAAAGAAATCATCTAAACCATAAACAAAGGAAAAATAAAATGGCAAACGAAAACTCTATGGACGATCTTTTCTTGGTTGACTGCGACTTCAACTGGGCAGACGAATTTGACCTCGCGGGTCATGAGATTCTTTCTCGTGGCGAGCTTCTTAGCATGAAGGAAGACATGGAGAAGCTGGACCGTACCTGCGACTATGATTATGAATACGAAATCTACTTCGGTACAAATGAAAGCCTCAATTATTCACCGAGTGATGTCATTGATATTATTGACAAGGTACTTAAGCAGACACCTATTTCCGAAGATGATGCGAAGGTTATTGACCGTGTTATGGGGTTCCTGTCGTGCAGTTTGTTCTTTGTCTGAAATCGTAGAACGTATCTGGGAAGAAGCAACGAACAACGGCTTTGATGAAAACGAAGACATTGAAGTTGATGAAGACGATGAAAATCTTGAAGAACCAACAGATGAAACGGAGGATGAAGATGAATAAGCTTGGAATCCTGATTGGCATTGGACTTATTGTCCTTTTGCTGATTGGCAACATTAAAGCTCACGGTAGTTATCGTAAGTCACTTGATGCAACGGTAAACAATGATGGTAATGAAGAGGTTGTTGAAGACCGTTAAGGATTATCATGAAACTTAAATATAAGAATCTGTATTCATCTGTCCTAGCTGAATATGAGGCTCTTTCAACTTGTGCTCGCTTGCATGTTGCGGCTATCCTGGTAAAGGATGGTCGCATTCTTTCTGTAGGCTATAACGGCGTACCGAAAGGACAGTGTCATTGTACTGAGTATTTCAAACAGACAGACGACGGCTATATGATGCGCAGCACTGTTGATGCTGAATGGGAATCTGTTTCAGAGGAACTGTTTAAGACCGCGCATCATAACTTTGCGGAAGAAAGAGAAATTCATGCTGAAATGAACTGTATCGCTTTCGCACTTAAAAACGGTATCAATGTTGAGGATTGTGAAATGATCTTATCAGTCGCGCCTTGCATGAACTGTGCTAAACTTATTGCTGCGTCTGGCATTAAAAATGTTTTATACATCAGGAAATATGATAGGTCAATGGAAGGTGAAAACTTCCTAAAACAGTGCGGCATTAACATCGCACCAGTTGACAACTAACTTCATACTTTGTGAATAAATAAAATTGCCAAGGTTAAAAGCCTTGGCTTTTTTCGTTTGTGGAAAGTATGTAAACTAAAATAAATACTAAAAGGAGATGCAATATGAAAAAGTTATTGACGCTTTTACTTTGCTTATTGGCTTTTGCATCGGCTGCAGATGTAAAACCATTCTATTACGATTACGTTGAACCTGATTCTGCTTCGCAGCAGGCAGAATTTGATTACATGCTCAAGTACAAACTATTTGGGCGTGATTACCTGACAATGGGAACTCGTGTAATCATTCCTGATAAATCTGGTTGGAATGGTTCGTCTGTTATTGTTTCCGCGGGTGACCAACTTCAGCTTGGCGGTCCGATTCTTTCGCCTTCGCCAATTAAGATGGGTAATGAATGTAAAGCATTGACTGGACCTATCGTTGCTGAAGCGCTTAACACAGGTAATGATAATGGAAATTCAATCTTCAGTGGAATCATTTGCTTAGCAGATACAAATGTTTCTAATGAAGCAAGAAAAGGCATTACTCGTGGTGAAGGTACATTGACGAACACATGTGATAGCTTGCCAAAGCCACCTGTGAATTTGTCTATTCCGTCTATTCCTTGGCCTGATGTAATGACACACGAAGACATCATTATCAATGCAAATGGTAGCGAAGCTGCAAGCGCTGTTTATATTGATGTGCCTGATGGTGACTCAAAAGAACCGTATGACATTTACGTCAATACGATTGACGCCAACAAGACAGGCAGTAAAGATGGTGCAAAGATTTACTTTCGTATGCAGGACGGCGGTAGACTTGTTCGTATCTTCGTTCATAACTTGCTAATTGGTAACCATACAACTATTCAGACCGTTTATAAAACTGAAGACGGCGATGAAGTTCAAACACAAAGTCAGTATCGCGGAAATGTTTTGTTCTATTCTGATAATGGCATTACATTTACCAACACTGATAATGTACCTATCCAAGGTACATTCATTTCTCTGAAAAAGATTGAACTTAATTGTAACCTTGATTTTGCTGGACAGTTGCTTGCTAATGAATTAAAGATTGGTAATGACTTTAAGGGCGAGAATTTCAAGTTCGTTCCGTTTGATACACCTATCGTTGACATTGACCCAGAGCTGAATAAGAATGGCGGTCTTCGTGAAAATGATAGTACAGTCGTTATTCCTATTAAGCTAAGCGATACTGCGACGGTTGATGTTTATTTCAGTTATTGCTTTGAACTGAATGAAACAGTTGATACATCTGACTTTAATCTTGAAGGTCTTAAGTTCCCTGTTTGTGGAAAGGACACAGGTGCGGTTGTTATTAAGACAGGCGAAAAATGGCCGGCTGACCCAATTCAAGTCAATGTAAAGAAAGATACATTGGTTGAACTTTCTGATACTTTGGTTGTTCGTATCAAGATTGAAAGCGGTGCAGTTCTACCTAACAATAAAACAGATGGTGTCTTGAAGATTGCTATCGTTGATGCTGAATATAAAAATCAGCCACCTGAACTTGACAAGACTCAAAAGATTGACCCTTATGAAGAAGAACAGCTAATTCCGCCATGTACTGGTGAAATTGGTAAGATTACTGTTAAGGATGAAAGACCAAATGATCTAAAGTTTGAATTGTCTGATCCATCAGGTTTATTCAAGATTGATAACACAGGCATGATTACAACTGGACATGTGTTTGATTATGAAACAGAAGAT